CAGAGTTGTCACCAGTAGCCATCTCAGACAATCTTAAATCATTTACATAGGTTATAGTCATATCAGTCTATCCTTACTATTGCATTGCTTGCAGTTGCAGCAGGAAATATTATTTTAAATGTTCCCCCTGAAACTGTGAAATCTCCACCAAAATCTAAAACTGCGATTGCACCTCTAGCATTTGATGAAGCATCTCCTAATGTTTTATTATATATTAATGCACCTCTGGCTGTAAAGGAAGCAGATGTCCATTCAGGATCAGCAGCATCAAAAACTCCACTTGTACTGTTTTCTGTCACTGCCTTGCTAGTTAATTCCAACCCCCCTGCACTATATGCACTACCTGAAGCATTGGTTATTTCATTAGATGTTGTGTACCCATCCGTACTTGCAGCAAGACTTGCAGAACTTGTGTAAAGTGCGATATGTATTGTATCTGAATCTAAGTGATGATCACCTAGTAACAAATCTTTTTTAAACAATGTACACATTGCTTGAGTTATAGCCATATTAAATACCTCCGTTATATTCTGCTGTATAATCTCTTCCCATTTCTTGAGAAAATAATTGTACAGCTTCATCAAATTTACCTTTATATAATTTTAATGTCTCTGGTGCTTTTAAAAAAGCACTAGATTCATAAAGTGCAGCAGATAATAATACATCTGTTGCGTGGGTATCTATCCAAGTGTTTGCATTAGTTGAGCTTAAACCTACTGGTAAACCAATAAAATCCACTTGATAAGATAAAGTAGCACTAGGAGTAGGAGCTAATGTAATTGTTGTACCATCAGATGATCCTATATCGGATGCAAATTTAGTGCTATACATTATTGGTGTTCCAGTTGTACTAGAATTAGGCCAATAATCTCTTAAATATGAATCAATTCTATGATCCAAATAAATTACATTGCTACTTGATGTGACTGAAACTTGACGAATCATCCTAATACTTGGTGTTCCAGTTACTGGTCTATAATCAGCTTGCCCAACAACAAGTGTACCTGTAAAACTATTTCTATAACAAGGAAGATTTGGTAATCTTTGAAACACCATTTCTTCAGCCTGTGCTATGATTACATCTATAGAAGCAACAAGTTCAGAAGAATCATTCTCTAAATAACTTTGTATATTGGCTTTTAATGTTTCATAGCTCATTTATTCACCCCAAGCTCCATCATTCCAAGATCCTGAACCCCATTCTTGATCAACTGTAACAGATTCTGTTCCTACACCACCTGTACCACCAACTCCAGTTTCTGTCAAAGAAACAACACCAGTTTCTGTTCCTACACCACCAGTTCCACCAACCCCTGTCTCTGTGATAGATAGGTTAAGTGCTTCAACACCAACTGAACCTGCACCACCACTAGCTGACACTCCAGTAACTTCAACGACAGGAACCTCAACACCTACGCCACCAGTTCCACCCAATCCTGTCTCTGTAATGCTTGTCTCAAATGTTTCAACACCGACTGCACCAGTTCCACCAACTCCTGTCTCTGTAAGGGTAAGCTCAAATGTTTCTGTTCCCACACCACCAGTTCCACCTAACCCTGTCTCTGTAATAGATGCTAATGGAGTTTCTGTACCAACTGCACCAGTTCCACCAACTCCACTTGGCTGTGGGAAACTTCTCACTTCTTCATTATCAACACGATTTGTATTGCCATACCCTGCAACACCTACAGTTTTTCTAGTGCGTGGATCTGCAAATGGATCAAACGTATGTGCAATAAATATAGTTACATTTTCTGCATCTGAACTTGGTCTTGGTTTAAATAAAGCAGAAGCATCAATAACATTTTTTGGTGGTGTTAATTGTGGGTGTTTTGGTTCCCATTCATCTGGAGCAACTCTCAAACCATCCCAAGTTGTTTTTAATTGAGTATATCGAACTCTGTGACCCCCTCTGTCACTCATTCCATAAGATCTTTTACCTTTTGCATATCTAGCCATTATTCTATCACCACAGATGAAACGCCAATATTACCAAAACAAGGCACTCCAATATTTTTTATCTGATTTCTAGTGGAAAATATATCATAATTATAACCAATATTAACTGTAGCAGATTCAGCATCGTTATCTGGTCTAGCTTTATACAAGCCAGTTGTTACTTTAATATTTCTTACTGGGGTTAACTGTGGCTGTTTAATGTCAAATTCTTCAGGAGAAACTCTTTGACCTTTCCAATTTGTCAGTAAATCCTTGTAAGGAACTTCAAAACCACTTATGTCACATATTGCTTTAGATTTGTGACCAGTCGCATATCTAGGCATATCAGACCAAATTCAACACAGTAGGTTGAATCCTCAAACTTACACCATCATTATCTGAAGAAGAAGCATGATTAAAAGATCTTTCATACATTTCATTTAATAATTGAAATTTTTCTGGTGCATATTTCATAGATAATTTTGAAGCCAACCCTGCACAAATACAATCACTCCAACGATATGGAACATCAGCATCTTGATTAGAAGCTGTAACATCATCCAATTGGTTCATTGCCCAATAATTTAAAGTATATGTTTTATCTGGAACATTCCAAAAATATATTACTGGAGTATATTGCCTATCAATCATATATTGACTTGGTTTTCCCTCAGTCGTTTTATTTGGTATTTCATTATATTCTGATATTGTGACCCTGTTAATAGTTTGATCAGTCGTACCATCACGAATAACTGCGTCAATGATATCAATTGTACCTACAGGTAAAGTGTAAGAGGTTGTACCATCTGACAAAGTAAGAGTGTTTTGAGAAACTGCCCAATAGTTAATGCCTCTATTTGCCCACTCAGAAAACAATAGATTTAAACTTCTACGAGCAGAAACTGCTTGATAACCAGTTCTAGTTTCTGCCCCTAAACCACAACGATCATAAGCTTCAGCTATTATTTCTTCGACATTAGGTCTGAATGCTACTGTACCAGATGTTGCCATTAATACTGCTTAATACCTCTAATTATAATTTGATAGGCATCACCTGTTGCCCCTGCACCAGTTGTCGTAAACTTAATGTCTCCAGTACCATTAGTGCCAAAACTTGAACTTGTCGGTAGTCCACCAAATTTTGAAAAATCTTGATAACCAGACTGACCTTCAGTCAAATGCATTACAATTATATTGGTATCAGCAGCAGCTAATATTTCTACTGTCATAGCAGAAATAACCCACCAACACTCTGCAATTCTTATTCCTGTACAAGTTTTACCATCAGCGTTTGCCACTAAACCAGAAACGTCTATTTTAGAAACTGCACTTTCATTACCTGCGTCAACATACTGATATTGAAAAGCCATGATGACTTCTCTAGTATTGTCAGCTATTGTTGTAACTTTTGTAAGATCTGCCATTTATCACTCCGATATTTCGCCACGCAATAGCATAGCTTTATATTCAGCACTCCCTTTTGGGGGGAGTGCCTTACTTTTTGAAGTTTTCTTGGTAGTAGTCCAAGCTTCATTGACTGTAGGAGTATCTGGATTATCAGGAATAAATTTGCCAGATTTTGTTCTAGCTCTTTTCTTCTCAGCCATCTAAATCTCCATTATCTGTCTTGGGCAGCAAAAATATAATCAATGTTCATTGATTTAGTTCCAGTCGCAGAACCTGATAGTTCCATTGCTCCAAGAGCTAAATTTTCGTCATCAGGAATATTTGCTGTATGCGTAGCGACTAAAGACCTGTTCACAAAAAACTCAACAGAGCCAGTGCTCTTTACATGAAGCCCAAGTGTTACTGCTGTGCCACTTGCAATATCTACACCTGAATCTGTTGTAGTTGCAGTACCATCTTTCTCAGTAACACAGTCGATATTACTATCACCATCGTCTACTTGGAATACAATACGATCAGCAGCAGTTAACATTGCTTCTGGATTAGTTGCAAAGTTTACTGTTAAACCTATACAAATATCCATTGCATCACCTTCTGCATCAGTAGGAGTTATTTTAGTTTCAAACCAAATATCTTTACCAGATGCCACTGCAAAAATTTCATTTCCTTGTATTGAAGCACCATCATTGTCAGTTGTAGCTTGTGAGCTTAAAGTTACTGCTCCACCTACAACATCAGCAGCAATAGCAGCAGATGCACTACTGTCTTTCACAACTGTCCAGTCATTTGTATTATCTAAAGCAACACCAGTAAAGTCATCCATATAAATGACATAATCAGGGTTTCTATCTATCGGTAAGTTTTCAAACCATTTCTTAGGATTCTCTTTCCCTGCAAAAAGAATCGGTCCAGTAAAGTGTACAGCCATTTTAAAATCTCCTGTCGTGGCTAGTGTCAGCTATTGCTGTCAGTAAGATTAGAGTTGAGGAGAGGACAACATTGCCCTCTCCCAAATTTATTTTATGCAGCACCTTCTGTGCCGAAAATGCCTCTCCAATCAGTAAATCCGAAAGAATATCTTTCTCTTACTTTATAGCGAACATTTCCAGTTTCAAAGTCACCTTCCATCCCTTTTTTCATTGGGGATCTTTGGAACATTTTCATGCCATCAGGTACATCTGTTAAAATAAAGAATGCATCTGAATCGGTTAACCTTCTCATAATATGATAACCTTGAGGTAGGTAACCACCATTGCGAATCGCATTGATGTCATTATCTGCTGTTCCAGTTCTCAACTGAGATTCTAATAGTCTCTCAGCAGTGAAGGTATATGCAGTCGGTATAATCAAAGTTGTACCTTGAGCAGCTACTCTCAAACCACGATCATCTTTCATATCTGCGATTTGAATTAGCATAGATTCAAGTGATGTCTCAGATAAATCTGCTGCTGTTGCCAAAGTATTACTTTGAGTTCCATTTGTTGTTGGGTGGGATGCACTTAACAATGCAACACCATCTCCACCACCATATGGATCTGTGGTTGAAGTTGCGTTATTCAAAATATTTGCAGCTTTGATTTCCTTTGTGGAAGCCATAGATCTTGCAAGTGCTTTTGTATAACG